TCAATGCTTCTAACTTATAATAGTCAAAATTCATATTTTATCTTTTTATTTTATGTGCAAACATTTTAATTATTGTACTCGGTTTTATAAATCTACAAATGAATCTTAACCACTTGCCAGCGTTTGTAGTCGCTTCGCTTTGTGAGTATTCTGTAGCTGCAGCGTCTAATACATTTTTAATTGGTTCTGGGATGTTGTCTAAGTTTGGCATATCTAATGTTTTATTTAAAATTTTCATAGGTTGTTCTTCCGTTTATTTTTTTTGCTTTTAATATTTGCTTTCTGTTTTTGCCACTTGTATAAGATACGTGAATCCAGTCTGGCTGTTTGTCATTTCCAAACTCCCAAATCATTTGGTCGAATTCTAAATTCTTTTTAATAAAATCAAAAATATCTTTATTCGTTGGTTTACCTTTCGGGTCCATATCGATATCCATAGCTTGTCCTGAACAGTGTTGACTTGTTATAGAGCCCTTAATGGCTTGATTTAAGTTCAAACCTCTATACATACTACTCACGTAAATTGGTGTCTTAAAATGCTCTCTAATAGGCTCAAATACCTTTTCAGCTAATAGTTGCATATTTTCTATTATAGACTGGTTCGGGTTATTGTTTACTATTCCTAATTTGTCAGCCGTTGCACTCCTTGTGCATTCCTCTAATGTTAAATGTTTACTTATTTTCATCGTTCTTTTTGGTTAAAAGTTTATAAATCATTATTGTTGTGTATAGTATCGAAAGAGCTAACAATACTATTTTCATTGTGTTTTCTAAATTGGTAAAAGATAGTCCAAAAATTGTCCCATTCACCGCTAATACTTCTATGTTTTTTGCGTTCATTTTTAATTGTTATAAACCAGCGAATCCGTGCGCTGGGTTGTTAGGGAAAATTCTATAAAGTCCAAAATCTATTCGTCTATCTGCCATAATATCATAAGCATAGCCATCGTGGTAAATAGGCTCTGTAAGTAGTTCCCCATTTTCATCAAATGTGGCAGGTATTTTTACAACTTTGCCTATTTCCACTACGGCGTGAGTGCCTTTTAAATAGTTGAAATCTGCATCAATTATTTTTTTATCTATTAAATCAGCTATTGCTGTTTGTTTGTCGGGGTAGTTTAGTTTGAATATCATTTTATAAAGTTGTTAGGTTTATACATTCTGTATCAGTCAAAGGATTAGGAAACAACATTGTACTATTTATTGATTTTGAAACATCAGTACCTAACAAAGATAAATTTTGCATTGCTGTTGTTGTAAATGCAGTTGCTGTTACCACTTTTACACCATTTTGAAAAACATCGGCAGTTGTGCCATTCCATTTAATTGCTATTTTAACAGTATCGGTAGTTGTTGTAAAAACACCTGTTAAAACACCAGATATAACTTTAACAACGTTCAATCTTAAATTTGCAGTAGGGTCTGTATGCTTTATTGAAAAACCATTTGTTAAACTTGTTGTGTCAATACTTATAGATGGTGTTGATGCATCTCTTTTCAAAGGTATATTATTTCTCAAATGAACAAACCACGTACCTCCAGCACTTGTAATTAGATTATTTGTGAAAATGTTTGCTCTTGTTAATGAATCTGAATTCCTTGTAATAGCACTTCCAAGAGTTGGTATGTAAGAAGTAGCATAACTTCCTGTTTCTAATTGTCCTTTTGTAACACTTCCAGTAACTGTTAAAAGCAAACTACCCGTTGTAGGTGTAAAAGTCAAACTAACTCTATTGTTTACTCCTGTACCTACCAATGTTCCTATAAATGTACCGCTAAATATTATCGTTCCTGTTCCGTAAAATGAAACAGTACAAGCCACCCCAGTTGTTGAAATTGTTTGCGTTACAACTGTTTCACTATTTAACAATCTATTCATTCTTTGAGGCTCTATCAATATAGCAGGGCAACCGCCTACTGTATCGTAGTTTAATCTCGGCTCGTTTACGGCTACATTTTCAACTAATCCTAAACTATTAACCCTCGTGGCTGTTGTACCTCTTACTACCGTTAAATCAGCGTTACCGTCTGAAGGTATAACCGAGTAAAGTTTACCAACCTTTTCAGCATTCGGGGTTACAATTAAAGATGCTTTTTCTAATAAACTCATTATATATTGTTTAAGTTAGTTAATATCGCATTTAAACAGTCCTCAGCTTCAAAAGAACCGCCATCAGTTGCTACCCTTGTTTTGAAGTTTGTTATAATACCGGGAACTGGTGATCCGATTATATCCGTTTCACCTGCATAACTTGAAAAGTAAATAGAACCCCAACTTATTAAGTTATTTATAGCACCTTGCCCCCAGCCTATTGCGTTGTTGACTGCTCCTTGCCCCCATCCTATGTTATTTGGCATTTTCTTTTTGTTTTAAATATTGTTCCATCTTTTCTATATTTTTTGCCTTTACATTGTATGTCAATTCTTTCGGCTCTTTTGGTTTTTCTTTTTCCATAGCTATAATACCCATCCTGTTGGGTTTGGTTTTTGGTCTGGATACATATCACTGTTTGAATTTGTCCAATACTCAGGAAACATAGCACTTGCATTTATAGCCATATAGTCAACAAATCGTTTAGCGTAAAAGTCTGAAAACGTACGGTGCTTTTGTACTAAAATATCAAGTTCATCTTTTGAGACGTTCTCGCTATTTTCTGAACGGTGTTTGAATACGCCACCGTTTCTTACTTGGTAATTTGCAAAAGGTAAATAGTCTACCATTGCAAAATGAATTAACATAGGTTGCACGTAGTCAACAACTAAATTTAAATAGTTACCATTCAAAGTAGCACCGTCTATTTTGTTTGTAATTGCGTCGTATAATTTCGTACCTAAATAGTTCTGAACGTGCATTTGTTGAGCTATCTTTATAAACTGTATAAATAAGTCAGTATCTACATTACCGTTTAAGATAGTGTTTGCTTTTAGGTCTTTGGGTGTGATAAATAGTGTTGTCATATCTTATTTCATATCGTGTGGTGCAATGTATGCTCTCGCATCATTTACGGTTGGTATAAAGCCATTTTCTGCAATTGACTTAGTAGGGCTTACTATTTCAGCATTCGGGCTGTAAACGTCTACTTTTGTCTTTCTGTCTTTTGAAGCGTATGTTTCACGAACCCAAAAGTGTCTACAAGTTCCGTTCGGATATTCGTCGCTTAAAAGTCCACCACCCTTCCAAAGGAATATATCATAAGGCTCATTCGGGTTTGGTCTCATTCCAAAGCCCGGATTAACATTTTGATTGCTCATTCTTTCGATGTCCTCTTTTCGATATACTTTTTTAGCTGACATCATTTGTTTGCAAAATTGTCTTTCTGGCGATTGATTTCCGCTATATCTATAACGCACTTTGTAGATAGGGCTGTCCTCTCTACTTTTAGCGTTTGGGTTTGCTACTCCAGTGCTTAAATGTACGCTTAATTGTGCGTCTAAATTGCTTTCTTTTTCGTAATCTACTGCCCTACTGTCTATTAGTTCGTATTTTTCTAAATCTATTTCCTCTCCATATATTGAAAGGTCAATAGTATGCTCACTTAAATTAGCTGTAGGTTGTACGGGTTGTGTTTCTACTGTTAAATCGTTATTGCCATCTAATGGCTGTAGATTTTTAAAGTAAAGGTTTAAACTAATATCATTAAAAGCTAAAATTTTATTGAAGTCTTTTATTAGTAGATTCTGAAAAGGTTTAATAACGGTGTTTTGCATTAAAATAGTAGCAGTTTGTAATTCGTCTGCATTGTTACCGAAACCTGAGTTATCTTTAATACCTAAAAGCATAGGCGAAATCACTCTATGCGATACCATTATCTTTTTCATCGATTCATCACTCAAAAATTGGTATTGATTGTGTGCATCCGATAATTGAACAGGTGTAATAGTAGCCCCGTAGTTGTTTGAATCGTTAAATGATAGGATAAACCGACCAGCGTTAGAGGTTCCGCCAAACTTGTTTTGTATATTTCTTTCAATATCCCTTTGCTCATCTTCGGTCGGTGTCCCATTATTAAAGTTTATAAGCATCGATGGTGCCAAACCGTTCATTATATTGTTCAAATGATAGTTAGATATTTCTTCTTCTAATTCGCAATACTGAAGCCCTCCCTGATAGTCTACAGGGCTATAATAATAAAAGCCTGTTTTGTAAGGTTTGATAAAAAGTATTTCTTCGCCACCGTTACCAAAGCCAAAAGCGGGTATTTCTAACGGTTTCTTTTGTCTGTTTATCTTTGTCCAATCTTCAGCATAAAAATAAGCTTCTACATCGCCATCGTCGTTACATTTACCACTTCTTAATGTTTCAACTGGGAAATGGTTACACTCAACTATACGAGTTTTATCAATTGAATAAACAACTTGAACAGCGCATTGCCCCATTGCTTTTAAGTCATAGCATAAACGTTCCGTTGTATCGTCATCAAAAAGTAGCATCGCTTGTGCGTATTCCTCAGGCTTTAAAAGTTTGTCAGTTGCATCAATTCCTTTGCCGAAAATCATTTGACTGATTCCGTTTACAATTGCGTTGTTTGTAGGTGATCCGTTTATACGGTCTTGCAAGTATCCAAAATAGTTATTGTTCTCTCCATAGTTTACCCATTCCTGGTTTCGTACTTCAACTACTTTTGGACTTGTATAGGTTGCTAAATTTACAACTCCAATTCCACCCATCTTTTTAGGCTCTACCTTATTTATTTTCTTTCTCATATTTTGTAAAAATTGTTGTCGATATTTGGCAACGTATAATCTCCATTATTGATTGAATAACTGCTTTTAGGTTGATTTGTGACAAAAACTCTGTCTTTGTATATAGTATTACCAGTTACACTAAAATAGACCCTTAAAACGTAAAAAGTATTTTCTTTTAAAAAAGTTAAATAATTACTACTTAAATAATAAATATCATTTATAGAAGTTCGTGTAGTTGCTGTTTTGGTTACCACTTCTTTTGTCGTTTCATTTGTAAATTCCAAACGAATACTATTACCACTTAAATCAGTTTGACTTATTGGAATTATAGGAAATGTTTGCTCGGTATCTGTTGTTAATATTATCATATCATTATAACGCTAACTTATTTATTTTTGTAAAAAAAAAGCACCCATAAAATGAGTGCTTAAATCCGACCAAGTTTCCTTAATCCATTTTTTTGTTATGCGGGGGTTATTTGCGTTGGCGTTGCTCCTCCAGCTATTTTAGCAGTTACCAAAGTAGAAGTTACAAATTGTGCCATTAAAGGCTCTTGACTTGTAATAGTCAAAGAGTAACCATTTAGGTCTCCTAAAGCCACTCCAGTAGATATACTTCCGTTAACATCGCAACCTCTTGTCATTCCAACTGCTAAATAATTTCCGTTGTTATCTTGTACAAAAACGTGAGGTCTTGTAGCTATAACTTTAGCCAATTCCACTTGTGTAAGTGCATCTAATTTTGTCAAAACCAAAGTAAGGGTTTGTTCAAAAAAAGTAGTTCCGTTGTCATTACTTGAAGTAATGGTTTGCTCTAATCCCGACGCTGATTTAACATCGTATTGAAAGAGGGTATAAGTAGTACCACTAAATGCAGTTACTAAACCCGCTGTTATTGTAGCAGTTCCCAAAGTTCCGTAGTCTGCAAAGAATACTTTTTGTATCCCGCCGACCGCATCTTTACAAGCTAATTTACGACCTGTACTCATTAAACAAGGCATATCTATATATTTTTTAAGTTAATAAAAAAGGGCTACCTAAATAGCCCTTATTAAATTTATGCTATTCCGTAAGTTACTGAGTCAGCTCCGATTCCAACTTGCAAACCTCTTGAGAAACGTGCAATGAAACGAACGTTTTTAGAACCGTCGATGTCTGCCATATCAATTGTTTTAACCACGTTAGCATCGTCAGCTAATCCAAATCCAACAAACAAGTTAGAAATTTGAGCAGCTACCATTGTGTTAGCAGGTAAACCATTTGCAACGAATACAGGAATACCGTCGAAAGTTAATTCTTGACCGTTGTACCATTGTGTTCCTAATCCTTGTACACCATTGTTAGAAGTAGCTGCAACGCTAAATCCACCAAGTGCTCTTACGTATGCTTTTGCTACGTTTTGAGATACAAAGATTCTTAAATCTTCTGTGCCATATAGTGCTGGCGGGATTAAATCAATTACGCGTGCCATTTCAGTTATAACGTTAGCAGCTGTAATTGATAAAGGAGTTCCAACTACTTGAGCTCCGTCAGTTTTCAAAAGTTTACCTAATCCGTTAGTAGCATTCCAAAGGAAAGTTTCAGTGTCAATCGCAATATCTTTTAAAACTTTAGCAATAAAAAAATCTGAGAAAGTTGCAGGTAAAACATCAAAATTTGAATAACCCATTTCGGCAGCATTCCAATCGGCTTCAAATGGAGTCTTGCACAAGCTCAAATTTACTTGCTTTTCACTCACTTGAAGTACCTTGTCTGAAAGTGTTACTACACCTGTATCAGTAAAATCACAAGTTGCATCTTGAACAAGTCCAGATATAACCGCTTTTTTTACAGTAGTTTTAAATTTTACGTTTGGAATAACTGTTACTCCATTGTTTGCAATTGTGTTTGCACTTAATACCGCAGCAGCGATATACTTGCCAGCGAACTCGCCAGCGTAATTAGATGTGATTGTTGGTTGTAAAGGCATTGTTTTTAATTTTTAATTATTAATATTATTTTGATAGCATTGCCATAATGCGTGATTCTGTTCCTGACACGTTAGCCTTAGTATTTTGTTTGCCAAGATTAACTACCTTTTCAGTTGGTTTGTGTGTAGTTGGTTTTGTAGCCGATACACTGGATAAAGTTGCTTTCATTTCTGTTTGCATACCGCTCAAAGCGTCTAATTTAGCTTGTAGCTCGTCAATTTTAGGCTGTACGGCTTCCATTACCAAAGCAATAACTTCTTCGATTGTAGGTGGTACATCTGCCAATTCTTTAACTTCAGTTTCTGTTTCTGTTTCAACTGATAGTTCTTCTTCAACTACTTCTTTTTCTTCAATTTCTTTCAAGGCTTCAACCTCTCCTATGATTCCAATTTCAGTAACGTAAAGTTTAGAGCCATCTGCCATAACGTACTCTCCAATTTCCAAAGGCTCTTTAACTTCGCCATTGATTGCAAAAATAGGATCACCTACTGAAAAGCTGTCTGATTCTACAACTGTTCCATTCTCCAATGTTTGTTGTTCTAATTTAACCTTGATGTTTAGTAAGGCTGTAATTCTGTTTAGTAAATCTGTATTTTTCATTTTTTAAATTTTGAATTTATAATATAACGAAAGGGTGTTTTTTTTTGTATTTTCAATTTACCAACTTGTTAATGCTGTACGTCTCCAAGTGTTTGTAGCTATACATACATATATGAAACCTGCTGTATATCTAATCTCTCCAAGTGCTCCTGTTGATGTTGCAGTTGCAGGTGCTGTGTTTAATGCAGGAATTGTGTATTGCCCTGCTTGAACAAGGGGTGTGCTAATTGGACAATTAACAATAAAACTTCCACCATCTATAATAATTTCACTTATGTTATCATTTATTTCAATTTTAGAAGCTCCAGATTCTAATGTAAGTACATCTCCATTTGCACTTATAACGTCTGTAGTTACATCTCCATTTTGAGCTACTCTAAATTTAGTAACTCCATTTTTTTTAACTTCAATTGGGTTTCCTGTTGAGGAAGTACCACTCTCTATAACAACTCCTTTGTTTGTGTTTCCTAAATTAACATCAATGCTTGGTGTGTTATTTCCATTTCCGTATGTTTCAATTGGTATTCCTGATACTGAATAAGCATACAAACCATTTCCTGTTT